GAATCAAATTACTAAAGTTAATGATACTGAGTTTACGTTTGCATTAGAAAAACAAATAGGTAGTCCTGCTTACGGCGACATAACAATGCAAATAAAGCCTAGAATAACTGGAGCTTTAAATATTGATAGGGCTGTTAATTCATATACAAAACAATTGCCTAACAAATTATGGGCATATGTTGTTTTAGAAAACATGGTAGCAAATAAAGATAGATCTGAAGAGACTGATGCTATATATACGACTCTAGCTCACACTGAATATAGACAATTTATAATTCAGCCATTTCATATATATATATTTGTTCCGACAACACATTCAATCTCTGCTTCTTTCGCAAGAGACCAAGCAGATGAAATTTTAATAGCATTAAATAAATCGTTATTACGGTTAAAATTTGATCAGCCAGTATTTGAACAGCCCATATCAGGAACTGTATTTGTTGGGTCAAATTTCGCAGAAGATGAAAATTCATTTTATGTGCATGATTTTCTTTATGAAACAACTGGATATATTGTTTATGAAGATACTATTGATGATGATATAAGCGTTGCATTTAGAGATATTTATTCTGGTTTTGAGTCGTCTTTATCTGATGATGGCTTAACAAAAATAAGCTCAATAGTTAATTTAGATGAAGAGCCTCTTTAAAATATTATCTTTTTAGATATAATTTATTCTATAAATATTCAAATAATCGTTGCCTTTGAGAATCTAAGCTGATATCATAAATATTAGATTTTTTATGTTTACCCAGTTCGATTTTATCGGCTGGGTTTATTTTTTTATCCATTATCTACCTCCTGTTCATTAATCCAGTTTTCAAGCTCTACAGAATTAATTAAAATTTTTCTGCCAACTTTACGCAAGCATTTCATAAAATCAGCTTGACCTTTAAATATCATCCATCGCAAAGCACTTTCACTAAAAGGAAATATCTGCGATGCTTGCTTAACTGTAAGCCAAGATGATCTTTCTAATTTGTTTTTCATAATAGTTTCTCCAATAATTTAGTATTAATATTGCTGGTAGACAAAATCTGTCAATGAAAGACACAATATGTCAGCGAATATTTAGGAAGATTAAAATAATATATTTTTAAAGATAATTTGTTCTATCTTTATCTTTTTTATGGTATTATTTCCAGATGAAAGAAATAAAGCTACTAATCAATAAGCCATTAAAAAATTACAAAGTTGGTAAAGTTATAATTTTAAAACAACCGCTTAATGCTTATTGGCAAAATAGAATAAAAGATTCAAAAATTGATAATTGCGTAAGCATTGTTGCTTGTTCTGAATCTTCAAAGAAAAGAAAAAAATCTATAGGAGAAAAGAAAAATGTCAGTTAATACTCCCATTGTTAAATTGCGCAATTTGCCAGCAATTGTTCCTACAACTTTAGCTCAAGAGAAAATATTATTTATTGGGCAAAAAATTAGCTCAGGAACTGCTGTCGAGGGCGAATTATATCAAGGGTTAGAGTCTAATCTTGATTATGAAACACTAGCAGGTAAAAACTCAATTGCTGCATCAATGATTAGAGCAGCTCAAGCTATTGTTGCTAATTCAGAAGTAAAGCCTCAGTTTGATGCAATATTTTTTGAAGATGCGGCGGCTTCAGTAGCTTCTGCTGGAAATGTAACTTTTACAGGAACCACAGCAAGCGCAGATGCCACAATTTATGTATCTATAGGTGATAGTGTAAATCATCGTTATAAATTAGATGTATCTGAAAGTGATGCGCCAACAGCAATAGGGGAAGCTTTAAAAGATTTAATTAATGCTGATGATACTGCTCCTGTTACTGCTGTAAATACAGCAGGCGATGTTGAAGTAACTGCTGTAAACAAGGGTACAGAAGGTGACAAATTATCAATACAGGTTGAAGGTAATATCCCAGGAATCTCTTTGTCGTTAATTAAAATGACTGGCGGAGTTGGAGTTTCTGTCATAAGTAGCGTTTTAACTACTATTGCAAACATAAGATATCAAACTATGCAAATGCCAGCAACATATGATGTAGATTCACTTGCTACTTTTCTTGACACAAGATGGGAGCCAACAGCAACAGGAATTATAAAAGATGGTGCGTTAATTATTGTAAAAACAGATACGCTTGCTAATTTTAAATCATCTACTACAGCGCAAAATAAAAAAGTTGTTTCAATTTTTCCAAATAAATCAACTGAATTATTGCCTGTTGGTGTTGCGGATTTATATTTATTAGGTTCTGCTCATTGTCAGATGGATTATGTTATAGGAGCACAAATTGCAGCAATAAGAGCATTAAGATTGACTTCTGGAGCTGATATTTCTGATTATGTAGATGCTAGCGTTGATTCTAAAGATTTCACAGGCGGAGCTTCAATATCAACACTTCCATACCATAATACTCCTCTTGTAAATGTGCCTTTAGCTGACCTTAGAAATGTATGGTCAGAAGAAGAAATGATCGAACTACAAGACGCTGGGTATGCAAATTTCGGTAACAATATTTCTAATACTGCTGTTCTTATAGGTGATGTTTTAACTAGGTATAAAACAAACTCATTAGGACAGGCTGATGTTTCATATAAATATTTAAACTATTTAGATCAAGCATCAATAGTCCGTGAATATTTTTCTGTTAATTTAAAGGCTCGATTTAATCAGTACAGACTAACAACTGGAACGGTAGTCCCTAATGTTAATATGGCTGATCAAGGAGTAATTGAGGCAGAATGCATAAAACTATATGGTAGCTTATCAGATTTGGGCATCATGGTTAAAGGTGAAGATGCTAGAAAATTATTTATCAATAGCTTGGTCACTACTATAGATGAGGCTAATGGTAAGGTTACAATTATAATGATTAATCCTGCTGTAACTCAATTAAGAGAAATTACAGGAACAATTAGATTAGTATTTACAGTTTAAGAGGTGATAGAACATGACTACTTTATATAATCCCAAAGTTATTATAAACAATAAACAAATATATTTTAAGCCTAACTCAGTTACTACAGTAGATGGTCTCGGAGAAACAAGTGTTGAAGCTTTAAGTGCTGGTGGCGGTTCTATTACTACTGCTCACTCAGAGGATGTATCGACCAAAGTGTCTGTAGTGAAAGCTAAACTAGATAATACGACTGAAAACGCTGAATTAATTAGAGGTTGGAAAACGTTAATTGGTGCAAACTTTATCACAGTACAAGAAAAAGATTATAGGGGTGTTTTTTTTCATATGTCTTTAACTACTGATCCTGAAAAAGAATTTAAAAATTTGCCTGAAGTTGAGGTAGAATTTAAAGGTGACGTAGCTTTATAATATAGGAGTTTATTTATGACAGAATACAATCAAGACTTAAATTGCGAAAAAGAATATAGACAAGATTTTACATTTGAAGTAATCAATCCTATTTTATATCAGGATAGCGATAGTAGCTCAGAGCAAGAAACAACTACATTAGTTTTATATGCTCCTTCTAATAAATTAAGTAAACAAAAAGACAAGCTAAGACAACAAATAATAGCCGCATTCTTAAATGCTGGTAAAAATTCTAATGCAGCGCAGACTCAAAACAATAAAGAAGAAAAAAAATCATTAGAGTCGGAGGAAATATTATTTGCTATTGCAGCATCTGAAAATTGCATAAATATTAAAGAAGAATTTAAAAAGTTATTAATTGCTGGCTGCGGAAGTTTAGACGGTAAGGTCACAATAGGTATGCATCACATTGAAACAATTTCTGATGATGAGTTAGAGGAATTGATGGGGCAATATATTATAAATTTTATTATAGCCTCATGGATGAAACGCCTGTTCGAGAAATGAACTATGCTATTCTTGCGATTTGTCGGCAATTAAAAGGGTCGATAAGCTACAACGAATTGCAAGAAATACCTTTACCTGGATTATATGAAATTAGTCATAATTTACATAAAATAATGACAGAGGAGAGTAGAAATGGCTAATTTTAGTGTCTCTTATAGTTTCAGAGCGATAGACAAATTCAGTTCAGTTAGCAAGAAAATTGGCAAAGATTTTGTTAGTTTAGCTAAAAAAGCACAGAGCGCGAATAAGAAAGTTAAAAAATTTGGCGAGGGAATGTCTAAATTAGGTAAATCCTTATCGTTAAAAGTATCTGCTCCATTGATTGTTGCTGGAACTTTAAGTGTACACACAGCAGATAAATTTGAACAATCTATGGAAAGAATGAGGGTAGCTGGTCAATTAACTACTAACCAAATGGCGAAGCTTACAAATCAAGCAAAGACTTTAGGAGCAACTACTGATTTTACCGCATCACAGGTCGCCGTTGCTCAAGAAGCATTAGCAGAAAAGGGGTTTAAATATAATCAGATATTAAAAGCAACTCCACCCGCTTTAACTCTTGCGTCTGCCGCAATGCTTGACGTTAAAGATTCTGCGCAAATTACAGCGCAGATGATGAAGGGATATAATTTATCAGCAGATGAAATGAATAAAGTTAATGATAAGTTAGCATTTGTTTCTACTAGAACCAATATGGATTTAGGAACATTAGCAAAAGGCATAGGAAAATTAAAGGCAACAGCAGATACCGCAGGAATGAGCTTTAATGATGTTTTGTCAATTCTAGCTGTTTTAGATGATCAAGGAATTGACGTAAGGCAAGCAATGGGCGGATTAAGAGCAGCTTTACAATACATAATTAAGCCAGGCAGCGAAGCTGTTAAATTATTTAAAGCTACACACGTTCAGCTTAGGAATATTCATGGTAAGTTGTTACCTTTATCTAATATCATGAAACAATTTAAGAAAAACATAGTTCCAAGCAAAATGGAACAAGCTTCAATGATCGCATTTGGGCAAACTGGCGGAATCATTATGGCTGATTTAATGAAAATTGGATCTCCAGCGTTAAAGAAATATGCAAATGAAATGAATAACGTGGGAAGCATAGCTGATAAGTTAGCTAATGTTGATATGAAAGGTTTGTCTGGAGCACTTGTTCGCGTAAAAAGATCAACAAACTTATTAGCAATTAGTTTTGGCGATCAACTGTCTCCAAGCGTCTCTTTGTTATTAAATAAATTTGCTAAATTAG